CTTTCTTCTTATTAGCAGTATTCAATTGCTTGTAAGCATTAATTACGGCAGATGCTGAGAAAAGATCAATCTTCTGCTTCTTTCCATCTTTGAACTTGATCTGTCCCGCACTCTTAGTTTTAACGATCTTCTCTAAGTCAGAGATAACTCCTTCTGAGTAGTATCCTTCTTTGTAAGATTCTTCAACTTCTTCGTCTTCGTCTTCTTCGTCATCTTTCATTGCCATCTTAGTAGCAGTCGCATACAATACATCAGTAGCTTTATCGCCGTAACGATCTTTGAACTCAGACATTTTCTTTTTGAGTTCTTTAACTATCTTCTCTTTCTTCGTTTTTTGGGCGTCAGTCATCTCTTCTTCAGTGAACTCAACAGCCTCGTAGACTTCTTCAACCTCATCATTAGGATGATCAGCTGGTCTCGTCTTCTCATTTTCTTTCTTGAGATCGAGTACTTCTGCTTGCTTGTATCCATCTGGAAGTTCTATAACATCTACGAGATGCTTATCTACAAAGTTTTGAATGCCCGCTGAAGTAGCAGAGTCAAATTCTCCTGTAGGTTTGCTAACTGTCTCTACTGTGAACTGCTTAAAAGATTTCATTTTGATTCCTTTATTATTCTGTGTCTGCTTCTACGTCTACTTCCACTGAATCAGTGGATGCTCCAAACATAGAGTCGTATTTTGTTTCGATAGCCGCTGTCATTTTGTCTGCCATAACACTATTAAAAGTATTCTCAAACGTACCTGCGTCTTTTTCTGTCGCATTCCTAATCAAATCACTAACACTCATGTCTATCTCCTTACTTATAAGTTTATTTATATTTTATTACAATTAGATGTCTTCATCTGCGATATTATCTTCTGCATCTTCTGAATCTTCGTCATCTTGTTGGATCTGGTCTCTCATGTTCTCGATTTCGTCTTCGTTCATCATGAGAACATTTTTCCTTACCCATTCTGCTGAGTAGTACTTACCAACATAATCGTCAATGTCTCGTAGAAGATTTAATCTTTCTCTCAAGACTTCACTCTCTTTTAACTCTTCGAAGTAGTTATCTTGCATGAAATCATATCTGACAGAGGCTTGAATTTCTGGCCACTCTTCAGGTCTTATGATTCCCTTGAGTATCAACTGCTTCTCAAGAACTTTATCGAACAGTGTAGAGAATTTTGATCTCAATCTGCTGATAAACTTACTAAACTTAATCTCATCTCTTGATATCTCCGATGCTCTGCCTAGGGAGAATCCTGCTTCAGTGTCCATGCGAGATATTGGTACATTCAAAGACTTAAATAGTCTCTTCTGAAAGTATAGTACGTCATCTAGTTCACCTAGATTCTGACCACCAGGCAAAGTAGTGATCTCAGTGCCCTTTCCACCCTCTCTTCTAGGTAACCAGAAATCGTCAGTCATACTCATATGTCTGCGATCATCTTTAACGTCACCCGTACTTGCATCATACACTAAGCGATTTTTGTGCTTAGTCATCATATCTCGTAGATACTGTTCTGCTTTCATCTTAGGCAGATTACCCACATCGATATAGAAAATTCTTCGTTCTGGTGCTCTAGATATTCTGTAAATAACTACAGCGTCTTCCATCATTCTCAACTGATTCAGAGGCTTATGTGCCTTCTGTAAGTGAGATATGATCAACGAATTACTTTCATTCAGTAATCCGGAGTTAGCGTGGACAATAGAATCTGTCGCTATCTTCAGTCCTTGCAAATCATTGCCCATACCCGATTGTGTAATTTGATTCCCTGCTTGACCTAAGAATCCTTTTTCACTGTAGATATAGTACTCATTCTTTACTTTTTTAGTTAAGAATTTATTATCTTGTCCGTTATTAGAGCCTTTTGACTTATCATCAAACTCTCTAACTTTACGAATCTTTCTTGGATCGATATAACGCAACTCTTGAATACCTTTTCGAGGTTGCTTTACGTCAATCATAACATGATAGTTGATTCTTCCATCAACATACCACTTTTGGAAAGTGTCGTAACCAGTAGAAGAAAAGTCTAACAGTCTAAGTACTGTGTCAAACTCTTCTCTGATTTTCTTTTTGATGTTGTCGGGTTGATCGACTTCATCAGTAACGCATTCCACAACTTTTTGGTCTGATGAAATGCTAACTGCTTCATTAACAATATCATCTACTGCTTGAGCAACTTCTGGTTGCTGTAGCATTCCTCTATACTTCTGTACAAGTTCTGCTTCCGATCTTGCACTTCCTGCTAAGTCGAGATAGCTACTAGCGGCAGTACCTGTTGCCGCAATATCAATAGAGCCATCGTCTGCGTCCGGTCTAACGAAAGAAGGTATGTTCGTATCTTCTTCTGCACTCTTACGCTTAATTGAAAATCCAAATAATTCAGCCATATTTTATCCTCTAATTCTCAGGGAGAGTTTATTCTCTCCCCTTAAATTATCGTTATCAATTTTACTCGTTTGTGCCACCGTCTCCGGTGACTCCACCAGAAACATTCCACCAGTCGTACTGGAAGGTAACATCGAATCTTTCAATATCATCAGTTGTGTTCCAGTCCATGCCGATAGCGGCGATGTTTGTTGGGAATAAACCGTTAAAGTTATAAACTCTTAATGGTGCACCAGTTTTTGAATACTGTGTAATCTGTGCTTGAGCCTTATACTCAGAAGCACTTGCAGTGCCTGCTTGAGTAACATTTCCTTCATGTGAATTGATTGAAGCCATCCAGTTTTCCATAGCATTGCGAATCAGAAAGTCTTCATCATTGATGATAGTCACAGTCCATTCAGCGAATGTTCTGTCTCCCGCTACTTTGACCTTACGACCAAAGTATGGGATTTCTATTGTTCCAATAGTCGCTTCTGGGATCTGTGCCGCTTGTACCATAAACGGTGTCTTTAGATCACCTGCTCCATTGATAGGATTTGTTATCCCCACTTGAAACAATGATGCCTTGGCACCCCCGAAGGTCAGTTGGCTTTTAATTTCATTGATGTTGAAAGCCATTGTATTTTATCTCCTTGTTTGTTGTCTAATTATTTATTAAGCCGCACCAACGATCTCAGAGAACTCTACGCCTGATCTAACGGCTACAAAATTCAACTGAATAAAGTTAATAGATCGTGCTGGCTTGATATAGATGTCGCCAACAAATTGATTAGCATCGATAACTCCTGGAGTATTGTTTGTTGCATCACAAACTACTTTAAAGTCAAAAATGCCTCGTCTACCTTGTACATCTCTCAAGAACGGTTCAACTAAGTTTACGAACGATGCTCTAGTGAACTCATCGTTAAATTCGAATAGAGTTGACTTAGCGGCACTACCGATAGTTTTCTCAAGAACAATGAACAATCTACGAACATTAATTCTATCGAATGCACTGGTTGTTCCTGAATAAGTCTTATCGCCAAATAGTACTGTTCCTTGACCAGGCTGAGTGATAACAGGGTTTATGTTATTCTTATATAGCAAATCTCTCTGTGCTTTATTAGGATTAACCTTTAACTTAACAACATTCTTAACATTACCTCTGTTATATCCTGCTGGTGAGAACCAAGGATCTCTTTGATCGTCTGTTCTAGCACAAAGTCCTGCTATGTCTCCATTTAGAGGTATCCAACGATATACATCAGAATACTTATCATATTGATACTTATAACCACTATCGACAACTGCATAGCTACTAGCTGAGAGTGTTGCAATAGAGGCGACAATGCTTGAAGCAGTCATTGACGCTTCATATTTTGGAGAGATGAATGCTACACAATCTCTTCTAACTTCACAAATATTATCGATAATGTAGTTAGATAGCTCTGTACCAGTAGCACCAGAGAAGCTACTTGCTTTACCTTGTAACACAAGTGAGATGTCTACGTCTGCGGCATCTTTGAATAAGTCGTATGCTGGAGCAATTTGAGCAAGAGTAGCAGTCTGTTCATCGCTTCCGTCAGTACCGCCAGTCAGAGCAACTTGAGATTTAAAAGTAGCTAGTACTGAATTAGCCGGTGTTAAAGCGATCCAATTAGAAGAGGCTGTCAGAACATCACTGATGTAATTAGATGTGCCGTCAAAACTCTTAGCGCCAGCTATCATAGACACATTCTCGAACATTTCTACGATAGAGCCAGCTGTACCAGTAATTTTACCATCAATATCTTTAACTACAACATGAGCATGACTAGTACTAGGTTGTGCATCAAACAAGTCAGCATCTCCCCACTGTCTGGTGATGCTACCGTTACCAGCGGCAACAGTTAGATTGGTGTGACCTGTATATCTGCTAGTGAAAGTGACATTTAAGAACACTTTTGAAGATTTGATGAAGTTGAATACAGCAGAAGCATCAGAAGGCTTAGTAGTAAACTTAATATTCTTAGGCGTGCCATCGAGGTGGTTGATTGCATCATCATAAGTCAATGCTAGTTTGATTGCTCGTGTAGCTCCACCAGCTAATAGTTTACCTAAGTTGGCCGAAGTATCTGTGCCATCATTTACTCTGATTGCAAAGTAAGTTTGCTCATCTACTAGTGATCCTGTAGTTCCATCTGCAAATGTTACTGTCAGTGCCGCAAAGCCATTAGCATCAAAGCGTACAGCATCACCTGTTTCAATAGTATCGTCAGCGTCAAGTGATATGATGCTAGATTGAACTGTTGTCACACCATCTTCTAGTTCTGTGATAATGCCTTCAGCAACTAAACCACCAGAAGATACGGCAGCGGCAGCGTCAAGATTATCATCAGCATTAACTGTAAGTGTTGTCTCTGTTCCGTCACCGCCACCTACTGTTCTTGTAGCAATAGTTAAGCTTTCTTTGTTTGAGTCTGCATGAGTAGGAGTAATGATATCTCCTATTACGATTGCATCTGCTTGTGCTTTGGTTATACCGTTGATCGTTCCCGATGTGGAACTGGCATTGATTGCTAATGTTCCTATTGCCCCACCTGCGACAGTGCTAGAAGCCCCAAATGAACTGACGCCATTAGCATCGGTAACACAGTGAGATACACCGATAGAGTTACCTAGTTCACCTTTATATTTTGCTGAAAAGTTTTCACCAGCTTCAGTTGCCGCGGCACCACCAGTATCTGCACGAGCAACATATAATGCATCGCTATATGCTAAAAAATTAGCGGCAGTTAAAAATGTTTCGTGGTTTTGCCATGTCTGAGTGTTGGTTGGCGCATTAGTATATCTAGTTGATGGTGCACCAAAACGATTGACTAATTCTTGCTCTGAAGTGATTAAAACTCTTTCGTTAGTTGGACCCCAACGGAATACACCTGCAATTGCACCCTCTGTTGTTCCTACAGCTGGAGTAGAATTAGTGAGATCCACTTCGCTGATGTTAATTCCTGGACTTAGTTGAAAGGCCATTGTCGATTTCTCCTTGTTTATTTTGTAAGTTACAAACTTCTTTTATTTGCTATTTCTATATTTATAATAATCTGAACTTAGTGTAGCCAGGAATTATCATTGTCTCGTACTGAAACTGGAACAGGATTAGAGTCATTATTAGAATCGTAGTCGTTAAAGCCTATAGGCAATAAACTCTCTGCTAATTCTTCTTCATTTCTCTGTCTTAGTTCGTTGACTGTGTTTATATTAGTGATCTCTTTAAAGAACATCTGATCAGTCATCCAAGCAAATAGAACTAGACCCATGACTAGGTCATCATGACATCCTGATTCTGCTTCGTAAGAGTTGCCTTTTCTAGAAAATGTCGAAAGTTCGTTAATCGTATCAAAGTCATTCAATATTAGTTGGTCTTGTTCAACCAACATCTTGAGCATATTACATCCAACGGATTTAACTGCTTTTGTTGTTCGAATGCCCTTATCTGCTTTCTTTGAGAATCCTGTAGATATTCTTTTACCTGATCTACCTGCGGATTCTGTGAACATGAGTGTTTCCACTTCAAATTCGTAATGCAATGTCTCTGAGACTTGCTCACCTATATCATTGACTTCCACTAATGTGTAAGCCTCATTATAACTCTTTATACTTCTATATATGATTTCAGCGTAGTCGATAGG